GCCAGAGATAAATAACAGGTGCATCTCTTTGCCTGTCTATATAAATTTGTGTTGGCCTTGCTTCTGTTAGCTTTGCAGGAATCTGAGAATACGTTGTGGCTGATATTCTTGATAAATTAAAATCAGACTGATTGCTTTCTCCAGAATCTGTTCTAAGAACATGATCCATCAGATCTATTGTATCTGCGGGTAATGTATAAGAAAGAGTACCCGCAACAAGAGTTACAGACCCCTCTTCTACAGTCCAAAGATTTATTCCTCTATTCTGCCACTCCAGGCACATAAGATTTAAACTTCTTCGTGCGGTTTTTAAATCATACCCAGAACGCATTTCGAGTCCTGCTCTTTCAAAGGACTCTTCACAAATCTCGTTTATGTCGAGATTAAATGTGGCCGTTCCGCTCGTTGCCATTTTATGTAACCTTTACACTATGTCTTTCTGAGGAATTTGCCCTCTCATGCCCATTTTAACGGGAGCCTGATCTGGCCTCATCCCAGCCATTCTTGCTAGGCGGTCTGTCATTGCTGGGTTAGAGGCAGTTATAGACTCTTTAATTTCTTCTATAACACCACCACCACGCATTTTCATCGGGCAACTTGCCTTGCCACCCATTGCCATTTTTTTAACTTTACCACCATACATCATTTTCTTAGGACGACCTACTTGGCTTCCATATGTTCCTTTACCACTTGGCATTTACTTTCTCCTATCTTCAAATAATCTGTCGAGTTTTTTGTCAATCTTATCTAGTTGTGCGAGTACCCTTGAGACATCAGTCTCAAGGTCCCGTTTTGTGGCGAAATCACGAACAGTTTCTTCTCTTGTTTTATTCAAAAGAACGTCTATTCTTTTGACTTCCGTAGCCATAGATTTACCCCAGTAGACTATGGGTCCGACCAATATAGTTAGTATAACATTCCAAAGTATAACTGGGTCTAGATCCATTTAGCTTATCCTTCATAAAACATAGTCAAGCTTTGCAGGTTGGTTTGTGTATACACAACATATGCCCCACCTGAGAAAAGTATGCCTCCGTCTGGTATGTCTGGATAAACTGTATCGTCTACGTTATTGGCATCGAACTTATAAAGAACGGTGCCTGTTGCACTAGAATTTCTTACCTCTATTGTGCCGCCTGTTGTATTGCAGACATACTGCAATCCACGTAAGCGAACACGGTTGTTGGTAATTTTAGCAGCAACAGATGTTCCTGTTCCTGCCTCAACATTACCAGCAGATGCACCTGAAGCGGCGATCTGGGTAATTGTTGTGAAATACTTACTGCCTGTAGCAACGCCTGTGTCAGCTCCTGTTATGGCTTCTGTCTGAGCGTTGCCAGCTTCATCTGTGCCAGTAACGGTAAAGGTATCACCGCTATCATCTCCTGCACTTGTGATAATAACTTGTCGTGCATCATCTAAAGTAACTGAACCACCACTTGCTAAAGCACCATTAATGGTTAAGTTTCCTGCACCACTTAAAGTAGCCGCAGTAGAAATGCCGTTATCATCAGATGCGGCAGGAGCTATATATCTGGCTAGTACGTCATTTGCTGACATATCTCACTCCTTATTATGTAAAGATAGCAGTACCGTCACCGTTTGCATCAGAAGTTCCAACGTGTCCTGTAACAGCCCATACAAGCTTTGCTCCACCGCCAGCTCCAGTGTTACCTGTAAGAACAGCATGAAGATAAACAGTTGAGCCTAAAGCACCCATTCCGTTAGCAAGATTGTCATCAAATGTAATAGTTGTGTCCGTACTACCTGCTGGCACAAAGCACTTTGATCCATTCTCTGCCGCTGTTGTTCCAACAACAAGACCGCCTACATAGTAGTCGTTGTCATATGCTGTCACGATTGATCTTGCATTATCTGAGGCAACAGTTTCAATAAAGGTGTAGTACACACCAATGTCTGATGCAGTAATTGCAGGAAGAGTCACAGTTGTTGCTTCATCTTTATCAAGAAGAATAATAGCACCCTTTTGTGATGTAGTTAAAGTAACCGCACCATCGTTCCAACCGTCAGCAGTTGTCTGACGAATAACTCTTTTTTGTTCAGCAACATAACCTGTTGTTGAGATATTGCCGCTTGTGTCAATGTCGAGGGTGGTAGTTACAGCACCTGTTGTGCCATTTTTTGTAATTTGTTCAAACCCGTTCTCTGAACGAACAGGTCCGTTAAAAGTTGTATTAGCCATATCTGTCTCCTGTCGTGGCTAGTGTCAGCTACACCATGTAGCTGTCAGGAATATTTTATTATACATAAAAAGAAAGGGGCTGTGAAGCCCCTTTCCCCGTCTGATACCAAGTTCTTATGAAGAACCAGGAGACCCGTATATACCGAGAGGGTCAGATACGCCAAAGCTGTACCTTTCCCTTGCTTTATAACGAACATTTCCAGTGTCAAAGTCACCATCCATGCTTGTAGAAAGCGGTGTACGAGTAAAGTGCTTCATTCCGTTTGGAACGTCAGTTGTTAAGAACCACGCATTTGTGTCGGTCAAATAGTGGTTTACTGCATATCCTTCAGGAACTGTGCTGTTATGGTTAATCGCATTGATATCATTGTCAGCAGTGCTTGTACGTAAGGTGCTGTCTAGGATTCTAGTAGCAACAAACATCAAGTCTGGTGGAACGATAAGCTTACGTGGACGAGCAGCGATCAAAAGACCTCTTTCATCTACATAGGCTGCAATTGAAATAACAGCAGCTTCAAGACTTGTTTCATTCAAATCAGCACCAGAAGATGGTCTGTTGGCGTTTGTTCCACCAGCCACTGTTGGGTGAGATGCATTAAACAATGTCACACCATCGCCACTTGTGTAAGTGTCGAATCCTGTGTTGAGCAGTGCTGCCGCTTTAGTTTGCTTGGTATAAGCCATAGCTCTTGCAAGGGCTTTTGTATAACGAGCAGAAAGAGAATCATAAAGATTATCTTCCATTGCTTCTTCAGTTATAGAGAAACCTGTTGCAATAGTTTCGTGGTTATATCTAGCTGTGAAACTTTCTTGTGCTGTATCATATGCGATACTAGAACCCTCCTGTTTCACTGGAGCTGCACCAAAGCCTGAGAGTTTTACTTCTTCTTCGAATGAACGATCAGAAGCTTCTGTCTCATAAATGTCTGCGTGTTCATCATCGTACTTTTCGTACTCTAATCCAAACAATGCATTTAACCCTGGTAATAGCTCCTTGAGGAGTTGCGCTCTTGAAATAGCCATAGTTCAATTCTCCTCTAAGCTGCACTTGGTGCTGCGGCTGTAGAGCCACTAGCAATAAGTGAAAGTTGATGACCAGCATTGAAGCGACATACCATAATTGGATAAGCCGTTCCTTTCTCGTCTCCATCATAACCACCGAGCCAATCAACAATACGAAGTGGTAAAGTATTCGTTGTTGCGGCTGTGCTGATGTCTAGGGAAACACGAGAAATACCAAGTGTAGAACTTGATGTTCCCTGAACAAGAGCAGCGTTAGCAGCTATATCATCATCGTTAACTGTGCTGTCAGCCTGAATGGTAAACAGTGCAGTTGGATCGTCCATAACATAAGCCATACCCTCAGTATTAGCGGCACCTGACCACTGGTTACTGAAAGTTAATTGACTTGAGTTAAGGTCGATAAAACGACAACCCATAAAGATACCTATTGGTGTGGCAGTTGTTGTGCCTGTATCTTTTTGAATTGTTGTTGTCGAACCTGCGTCAGTAAGTTTTACAACGTCACCGTAACAGATTCTAGTAGATTCTGATGAAAGGATTGGGTATTGCCTAACTTGTGGCATATATCCTCCCACAGATCCTATTGGGCGTAGCCCAAAGGGAGCAGCAGTTGCACTCATAGCAACCTCCTTTAAAATCGAGTTACACTAAAGCCCCTCAAATTACTTTGAAGGACCACCTTTTCCGAAAGTAACCCTCGTAGATGACTCTAGTTTTGATAGAGGCATACGTGGATCATTTTCTCTCATATAGCTTTGCTCGACACCGTTCATCTGATTTTGGGCTTTATCTAGATAATATTTTGATCTTTGCTGCATAGTTTCTTCTGCTGTACGACAGAGAAGAAGACCACCTATTTCAATATTGCCGGGGTATTTAGACCCGACATCTGTTTGAAAACCATCAAACTCAGGATAATCCTCTGCTTTAACAGGTTCCCATCCTTCACGAAAACGCATAGAAACATTTCTATTATCAGATTGGCCAGCCATAGATGTTCTGATCCACCTGTGAACCCAGCCATCTCTTGGCTCTGGCTCTGGTAAAACAGAAGGTGGTGTCCAAGGCTTACTGCGCTCTTCACTCTCACGAGTTTGAGCGGTTCTTTTTGTACGCTCTTTAGACATTGGCTTGTTCCTTTACTAATTGAGCTGCATATTGCTCGTTTGTTAATCCGAGTCTACGAGCAAGCTGAACCTGTGTTTTCGTTAGCTTGACATTGCGTGGTGCTTTTGAGTTTGTCCTCTTTGCAGAGGCAACCACGGGAGCAGGCTGTGTGCCTGATTTTTCGGGGACAGTCTCTTCAACAGAGTCTTCCTCGACTGTTTCCCCTTCAAAGAAGTTAGGAAACACTTCTCTCATTCGTGAGTCAATTCGACTATAGTATTCGTCTGAGCGAGGATCTATACCCTCGTGCCGAATTAACTTTTCATGATAGCCATAGGCAAAAGCTGTCATTTCCTCATGCCCTGGCTTATTAAACCATTGATTGTTCTTTAACCAGTTAGCAGATTTAGGGTCAATTTCTGCCTGTTGAGCTGGTTGTTGAGG